GCCGGAAACCACTTATTGATTAAATAATTTGAATTAGCGGATACTTCAGAATAAGATAATACTCTATTATAAACTAATACTTCATATATATCACCAACAAAGAATCCTTCAGCACTCTCTAATCCGCCAAGACCGTAATAGCCTTGAGCTTTAGTATTAGTAAACGTACCAGTTGCAGAAGTGTTAGTATAAAAAGTACCAGAAGTGTCGGGGTTAACAGTCATGCTCACGACGTACGGAGCATTTAAATTCATAGCGCTAGCAGATGCAGTTGTTACTACACCACCGTATGTACCCCAGTTATTAAACCCCCCTACATTATTATTATTGGTAATCGAGAACAAAGAAACCCCTTCAACCCCGCGGCCGGTATTATAAAAAGGTAAGCTAAATAAACCTTGCCAACCATTAGTGTAGCTTGCTCCGGTACGTTTAGCAGCTATTGTTACAGTTATTGCATTATAGTTTAAGTAATCGTTAAAATTACTCGGGGTTAAGTTTCCAGTTACAAATCGAATAACAGGTTTGTCTCCTAAAGGACTAGCGTTAGTAGCAACATACATACTATAACCGTTTGAGCCGTGCCAGGTGTTTGTACCCACTTGATCCGGTATAAAAGAATCTAATAAAGTCTGGTTATTACTAAACCCAGAAAGAGATAGTATACTAGCATCTAACCAATTAATTAAACCGTTTGTTACGAGCGCCATATTATGTTACTTGTATACCCGATATATAAGGATACTGGGTACTTAAATTAATGTTATAAGAATCGACAGACAATTTAGTGTAGCCAGCATCGTTAACGACAATAACATCAAAGAAACCGATTGCTGATGGCGCTGGGTAGTTTACTACCATTTTGTTATCACTTTGTACACTGTAGCTAACTACCGGGACCACTCCGGATAAAGCTGGATACCCGGCAGACAACGAAGGAGATAGTGCAAATGGGTTAATAATAAATGCTGTACTTAGCGGGCCAAACATACAATTATTACCACTAAGAAACACACTTGTAGTGTGGGTGTACATATCTCCATATAGCTCTACTGTTCCTGGAAGAGTGATAGGAGTAATCCAACGATTCGCATAAGGTATACGTGGTATTGCAGAAAGTACAAATGACTCAGTACTGGTTGGATCTGTGAGATATTCTATATTTTGTAAAGTAGGGGTACCGGAAACTGCATAAAAATTACTATCAATTTTAAATATTCTTCCAACCGGGTCAGCATCAGCTTTAAATAACCACCCTTTAATTGTAAAAGATGTATCGCATATTACCCGGGTAGGCTGAGTCGCAACTTGCTCAGTAGGGTACGTCATCGCGAGTGTTCCATTCCAGAGAACCTCAGAACGTATTTCTAAATCAGCCATCCCTTCCCGAGTCCAGGAAATTACAAAGTAAGGATCGCTATATGGAACAAAGTTACTTAGAATTTGATCCATATCAGATTGGAACTTAGTTAATATAGAGACTGATACTTCTATATTAATAGGTACTGGCTGTAAATTCTTTTCTGAGGAAGATTTATTAAAACTGTTGTTCCAGTATTGACCGTAAAGCTTATTAAAAACCCGCTCTGGATCTCTACTGATAGAATTTATCCAAAACGATACAGCTGGTAAAGTTATATGTTGTGCTTTGTCTACAAGATCAAAAAGCACTCTTTGCTTCGGAGAGTACACATAACGAACACCTACCGTTTGTCCGGCTCTTCTGGTGTTATCATATCTTTTAACAATAGCACCGTCAAAGGCCTGGAGAAACTGCGTTAATAAATCCTTTACTTCCCAGTGGTATGTATACTTCTGCACACGTATACTTATACAACGCGATCTAAGAAGTGTTTAGGAAGTATTTTCTTATTATCAATAATAGTGTTAGCGGATAATCCGTCTAAAATATATGTAACGCTTTCGTCTTCAGCGCTTCGCGTACACCGGCCACATGCTTGAATTAATGCAATAAACATACGCATTTTATACCAGCTAGGATCTTCATCAAACAGCTTTTTGACTCTCTTACTTGCCAAAGAAGGGTAAGGTAGTTTAATGATAATCTGCCACTTACCGAGATCTCCTTTAAGATCTAAACCCATAGTTAACGAGGGACTAATTAGTACAGTATCATCCTGTCGAAGAGTGTGTTCTCTAATAATTGATTCATTAGTTGAGCCTTCCTCTCTATATAGGTATCTTTTACCTTTAAGTTTCTTTTGAACAGCTTGAGTGATTACAAACGAATGAGTATGTATAATACCCTTTTCCCCTTTATGACTTTCAGCTAAAGTGTTAGCAATCTCCACCACTTGAGGTAGATTCTTATCGAGTGTTTTGTAGTTTAATGGAAACTTTGTATGACAGTAAATAGGACTCTTCTTAGGGTCAAACGTAGACTCAATCTCAACATATTCAAACTCTTTAATACCTAGAGTCTTTGCAAAGATGTTCTTGTCTACGATAGTAGCACTCATTAAGATTACTACATCTGCAAAATCAAACAAGCAGTGACTCAATGCATCAATCTTAAGAGGGGTGAACGTCGCCTTCTCTGCGTCTTTCTCAATGATATATTGAGTTTTATCCCAATGGTCTATAGTATGTACGATAGACTCATAAAGATCTTTACGGCCCTGCTGCATAATAAGCTCCATCTTATTATTCTCATACCTTGCGCGGTTAGCTCTCGAATCAATAACTTCTTTAATAGAGTTGGCAAGATCGGTTAGCCAGCCTAGCGCCTTCGCAGGTAATTCAGAAGTAAGCTTAGTAAATTTTACGTCGCTTTGAGTCAACTTACGATAATCGATAACTGTCGAGAAGTTCTTTACCATCTCATCTTCAAGCTCTGAACATTCATCAGCAACGATCATTTGTCTACGCTTTAAATGGTCAGGTAAGTTAAAAAACGAGGCGTAGTTAAGAACTGTAAAGCGTTCAATTAATGCGCTGTTACGAGATTCGTAATAAGGGCAGCGATGTTCCTCCCAACAAGACTTTCTTAAACTTTGAGATATAACGCACGGCGCCATATCTACAGTAAAGCTTTCGTCCACATCGCATTGATAATTACTCTTACCTTTAAAAACAGAAGACTCTTTAAACAAGTCTTTATACTGATTTTGTAATGCTTTAGTAGTAGTAAGCGCAAATAAACCGTGCGGATGAAACTTCCTCATCGCTCCATCGTAATCTTCGTCAAAAGCGTGGTAATTAAATACTAAGTTCTTATACTCTGCTTCGCACTCATTAGTAGTATTAGAAAGAGTCTTACTAATAAACGATTTACCAGAACCAGTAGGGGCCTGTACGATGATAAACTTAGCACCCTTTCGAATCGCGGCTTCAATATCTTCGAGACCTTTTACTTGATGTGGTCGAGGCGTAAAGCCTTGCGGAAAGTAATCAAGTAACGGTTTATTAAGTAGCATCCCGTTATTATAGGACCACTCTTAATTAGTTCAATGATGTAATTGTAAGGATTGCGTTATAAAACTTACAATTTTTAACTTGCGAGGTCGATTTCAAATTAATATGCAAATCATAATCTTGCTCAGCTAGGGTACTTAAAGTATAGTCAAACACCAATTTTCCATTAACTGTTTTAATCGCATACGGGAATGGAATCTCGAATGTTTCTTTCTTTTTTTCCGTTAACATAACTAACGACAAGTAGCAACCTGAAAGCTTAAAATTAATTAACTTACCCTTTTTATAAGGTTTATTTTTAAGCGTGAGTTGAACGTCTTTTTGAAAAAGTTCTTTAAAGCTGTTGTCGAGATTAAGTAGCATCTTATTTGTCCATAAACTGTTCTTTATCAGTTGCGGACATTCTACTTAGTACCTCACTAAAATACTTCCAGAACTCTTCTGGAGGCGTGGTTGGTATAACACTTACCACATCGACGGATTCAGCCGGAACTAAGCGATAATCCTGCATAAAGATATCCCAAGTAAGTACTAATCCTTTTTGTTGCGGGTTGAACTTAAGTCGACCAGATGCAGTTCTAAAATTTAAAGCTGTCTTACCAGCTGCGCTATTTAACAGCATACCATCATTAGTTGCAAGCATTCTTCTAGTGGGAGGAGAGCCTGCAATAGGACGACGCCGTGTGAACCTAAGTTCCACGGCGTTCTTTTCTAATAATTTAGCAAGTGCTGTTTGGGATAATCTCATTCCGGTTCCGCAACACCGAAGATACGATCTTCATTTAAAAATACGATGTGCTTAAGATTATTTATGTTATTAGCTTTCAAACCAAACGTGCTTGGAAATATAACGTGCTGACCAACTTTTACCTTAGCGCGAGGGCCTGCAAGCAATACTTTACCAACTCGCCATGCTTGCATACCGGTATGAATAGGTACCCAAATACCGCCTCTACAAATCTCGGTACCATCTGCGCTAATATCAACGAACTGACACATTAAGATATCATCAAGAACCCCAGTCAGCTTCCAACCAGTAAGGTTGAGATCACTATTAGTATAGTCTTCAAGCTTTACCATACCTTTAACTCCATCATGCTCAATGTTTTCATTAGCATCAAGTGCTTGGTTACGCTCTTCTTTGCTTAAATGTGAAAGGCCTCTTTCGATTTTATGTTGCAGTCTTTTTTTCATATGGTAGTTCTAGTTTAAATTGTTCTATGTATTGACTTACCTCACGAGAAGATATTTCAAGGCTGTTTGCAACCTTAAGCAAAGTGTCTTTATTTTTTATTGCTACTTCAGCCTCTTTCTTCTTTTTAATATAAGCTATACGCTTAAACTTGCATTGCGGTATAACTCCGTGCATATAGTTAAACCAAATCTCTTTGTCCCCGAGTGCAGACCACACTCTATTGCTCGTACAATTTATAAGAGTAGCAATTTGAGGAGAGTGCATCGAGCACCAACGCTGTACCATATAAGGTACAAACTCGTCACTCTCCTTAATATTGCTCGTATCAGGCCCTTTAGTTTTATAAAGGACCTTATTGATATAATCGAACATTAAACAATAACTTTAGTGGTAGCAATAAAGATATTGTCTACCATGCTATAGAATTGATCAATAACAGCTTTTTGAAATTGCTCGGTTTGTTCCGGGGTGAGATTGGTGCTATAAGCAAAAGCGGGTGCGCGTTTACCAGCTGTAACATTAACACCGGTATGACCGATAGCTACATTCTCCTTAGAGTAGGTAATGCTTACTGAGGCCTTACCTTTTTGCTGAACGATACCGCCTTGATTGTGCTCGGCATGTACCATAATATCATCGCCCTTCATTTCAATAGGCTTGTTAATTATCTTGTGTAGAATATTAGCGATTGCAGTATTGAATAGACGCTGAAAGCAAACTGCTCCGAAGGGATCAAGGTTAGGAATCTCCCAGCAGAAATTGACCATAGAGTCGCTATAGATATAATCCTTCTCGAGTGAATCCTCAAGGTCAATAAGATTGAGAGTAACCTCCACGGGCGCAGCGAAAGAAACGATATTACCGATAGGTAGAGTACGATCACGAAAGTACTTATAAGCAAATCGCTTGTGAATAAAAGAGCCGTCATAGTTTTGTTGATCTTTAATAATCATATTGTGTATATAGTAAAGTAAAAATTAGTATTCTCCACGGTTATATTTGTCTAAAAACCAAGCTTCCCCTTTGAGCCAGTCTTGAGTGTATTCTCTTAGACCAGGAGAGCAATGAGTAGCGCTAATATTAATGGTCCCGAGTTTAAATTTATTTTTGTTGCAAGTTAAACTGAAATCGATATCGTAAAAATGCGCAATACAAGGATTACTCTCATCAAACTTTATACCTTGATCAAAAAGCTTTTTAGGATTAAAAGCTAAAAAGATACCATCTAAAATAAGTACTCGTCCGTTTTTGCCAAAATGAGTATTAAATGTACTGTTGTTACTGGTATTTACATGGGTAACGGTACCGCTACGATTTGCACACATAACGTGCCACAGACAAGGCTTGGTAATGGTAGCATCAGACCCGCCAGCTAGACCGACTACGTCATACGTTTCAAGTGCTTTATGTAATTTATTGACCCAATCCTTGTCGGTAATTACTAGATCATCGTGAGTTAATACAAGTATACAGTCTTCGTGTCTGTAAGATTCAATTAACTGATTGTAGCGTTCGGGTAACTTTTTTGTGTTTTCGTAAAATGGCGACACTACATTAATCTCAGAAAACTGTTCACTATTGAGTATACTGTATTTTCCGTATTTACCTTTTAAAGCATCCCTAGTACCACTTTGGGTACAGAATCCCAAATACGTTTTCATTAGTCAATAATGATACCGTTACGGGGAAGATTAGGAAACATCTTCTTAGTGTATTCTGCAAGTTTAGGGTTGTTGAGTACCCCTTCGTCAAATAGATAAACATTTTCTAGCTTAGTGTCATCATCATTTAGTTTTGCAGCTAAATCAACCATTTGTTTCTCGTGCTTACGAGTCCATTCAGCACAGACATCTGTTATGCTAGAAAAAAGTAAAGCTTCTATAACTAGCTGTTTTTCTTCTGTAGTAAATTGTATACCCTTCATGTGAGAGGAGTATAACAGTTTATCTTAATAAATCTACTTACGACTTGAAAGATGTATAAAAATACTAGTTAAACTAGTAATGAGCGACGCCCAAACAATAGATTTAAACTGCCAAGATAGTCTATCTTTTTCTAGATGGGAGGCTCGACAAGCGTTTATACTACTTCTTAAGTTTTCTAACTCCTTTGAAAACTCTAGTTCAAAGTGGGCAAGTTCATTACTTAATGTAGCTGTTTGCTGCATTAAACTAGGTTGTCCATTGCCATCTCGAATAAGTTTA